ACATTCTATACCTTCTTGACATTTAGTGTCAAACCAAGCCCTTTGTAATGCCATCCTTGATGCTTGTATTCCATCTTGTAATGATAAATTAGGTACTATTTTAAGCGTTTCTATAGGTATTTTAGTAGCTATTTGCTCAATTACTGACTTTCCACCACTACTAAGTGTCTTGGCTCTAGCATCATGAGGTAACCAATGTGTACCATATTTGTACCCATATTCTAATTGTTTAGCCTTGATTAGGTTTGTATAGTAATCAATGTTCTCACCATTACTTGAATGATAGTCTAAGACTCGTATCTCACCATGCACAGCTTGAAACCAAAAAATTGCTGTATCGTCTGAATACCCTAAGTCCCATGATGTATGGCAATCAAACAAAGGATCGTACTCGACATTGGTTATTCTGCTCTCATCTGTAAGATTACGCATTTCTTTGCCAAAATATGCACCAACTATGGCAGCCTCAAATGAACATTCGAACTCTTGAAGATACTGATCGGGTGTCATTGATCCAAACGCATCCTTTAACTCAGCATCAGGTATTAGTTTAGTTTGACTAGCCCTAAGAACTCTAACAAACCAATTTTCTTGTTTTTCAGCATTAGAAAATACATCATAAAACGCATTGTGGCCTTTGGGTGTGCCTATGAAAACAGCCCAACCCAATCTATCGCTTAAAAGTGGTCTTAAAACACTTCCCCATACACTAGGCTTCATATCGGCATATTCGTCTAAGATTACCCCATCTAGGTATAAACCCCTGAGTGCATCAGGATTGTCAGCACCAAACAAACGGATTCTTGACTTGTTGAATAACTCAATCCATAACTCAGATTGGTTTTGATTCGTTCTGAAAGGCTCTGAAAATTTTAATAAGTATTGCCAGGCTATTGATTTGGACTGTGCGTAATAAGGTGCAATATATGCGTACTGGGCTTCTTTTTTGTTTTCTAGTAGTGCTTTGACTATTAATTCATTTATGCAAGCCACAGTCTTTCCACAGCGTCTGTGAGCCACTAATACTGCCCATCGTTCTTTACGCTTGTGAAAGTCCTCAAATACTTCTCTAGGCCTGTATTTAAGTTTTATGAGTCTCATCTGCCCATGCTATCCGTATTTCACCACCATCAACCCCTGAATGTTCATGTGATTGAGTCTCTTTCCATCTAGCCCTAGTTTTTAGCCAAAAGATTGCTGCTGCCGTATTTCCCTTCTTTGCCTGATTAAACAAAGTGCCTGCAATAGCTGAGTTAGCATCAATTCTGCCCTCATCCAACTCCTCTTGATAGTACTTAACTAGGGTATCACTTGATATTTTTAGCCTTAAAGCTATATCTTCATGAGGCACTCCAAGAGCAGATAATCGCCTTGCAGTATCTCTATCTTGTTGAGTTGGTTCATGTTTTTTGCCTTGAGCCATTTTATAACTCCGAAAGTTGTCCAGTATATTCAAAAGATGTAGTTAATCTAGCCGATGAAAATGCTTTAGATGTCATACCTGTTATGGATGATGATTTACCTGCTTTTCCTACTCTGCTAGGTTTTCTTACCATGAACCATCTTTTATTTTTAATTAATGAAAATACGATTGCTGGCTGACTAGTTACTATGCTAAAGCGATTATTTTGTTGTTTATATAGATCAGCTATACAATCTAAAAACTTAGCACCTAAACCTATTCCTTGATAATCAGGTTTTACTACCAATCTATGCACTTTTTTCATATTCTTTATAAAAGGGTGAGGAAAATGCAATATGCTACACCAAGCAACACTTTGTCCATTTATTTCAGCAACATATCTATGTGCAGCATTGTTATGATTTGCATCTAAATAATGAAATTGCTTATATTCTTTCCATTCGATTGAACTTGCTTTTCTGATATTAACTTTAATCGTTGGTCGCCTAAGTAACCCCCAATAAAATTCTTGTAAATCAACATTATAAACCCAATCAGGCTCTAGCCATTCTTCAACATCATAATGACAAGTTACTGCTATCATTTGCTTATTTTCTTTTTTTAAGAATTTAGATATGGCAAAGCTACCTATTTTGGCTACTTGTCTATCTACTAATGAGGTAAATTCATCATAAATAAATGGTTTTTCTGATTCTAATATAATTCTAGCTAATTCAACTCGCATTTTTTGCCCATTGGATAGCACATTAAAAGGCTTCAACCAATCTGGCGGTGATGAGAATCCTACTTTTGATAATGATTCTATAATTTTTGTAGGGCTTAAATCTTCTTGAAAATCATCTAAAAATGAATCTTTTGACCATTCAAAGCCAGAAAATAGTAAATAATCCTTAAATAAATTCTTTGCTATTGTTGTTTTACCTGATCCTGATGCACCTACAATTAAACCTACATTCCATTTTTTAGATTCTATTGGGATATTTACATCAAATTCTTTAATAATTTCATCTTTATCTACATCAAACATACCTTTTACTTTCTCTACTCTAAAAGTTTTAGGTACTTTTGTTGTAATTACAAACTTTGAACTCGGCATTTGTAGCCCTTTTGATCTAATTCATTAAAGATTTTTTCTTGTTCTTGTTCATCTTTGCAATCAACAACAATAGAAAATGCTGCTTGATAATCTAAATCATCAATTTGAACATCTTTTAATTTATCAAATAAATTAGCCAATTCCATTTCATTAAAACCAAGTTTTGTTAAATCAAAATCAGTATTTTGTAAATCAGTTATTTCTAATTTGAGTAATTCTGAATCCCATCCTGAATTTAATGCTAGTTTATTGTCGGCTATGATGTAAGCCTTCTTTTGGGTTTCTGTCATATCAGAGCAATCAATCGTTGGAACTTTATCTAGTCCAAGTTTTCTTGCTGCCATTAATCGCCCATGACCAGCTATTATTCCTACTCCATCTACTAAAATAGGATTTCTAAATCCAAATTCTTTTATTGAAGCTGCTAATTGTGCCACCTGGGCATCATCATGGGTTCTTGAATTATTAGCGTAAGGGATTAGCTTTGATACTTCAATTTCTTTGATTTGCATAGGTTATCCAAGTAGTTAGATAACTTCATTGTACCTTAAAATGGGTCTTTTACTATCTTATTAAATGCTTTTGTTATCTTTTCTTTACGCATGATCCTTTCTTTTTGTTTCTTCTCAAGCGTAGATTCTTTATTAGGTCTAAGTAAAGCATCCTCTTTCTTATACTCTCTAGTCATGTGTTTCATTTCATGTGCCTATCGTAAGCATCTTCGATTAAACTTCTTCTCGATGTTTTTTCAGATTCTTTAAAGTCCTGTGCAGTAGGTGCATCCTTTGAGCCTACCTTGTTCATTTTCTCGCCAGAACCTTTTTTAATCCGTTCTCTTTTTTGGTGAATATTGGAATAAAGTCCGTTTTTCATATTAGCATCCCCATCGTTTTAAACTTGCTTTGGCTCTAGGTGCATCACCTTTTGCATTGTCTACTACTCCTTGCATTCTGGCACAGAAACTATCGTGCCTCTTTCCACTCTTTTGTGGTGCTTTTAGATTAGCATTATTCTTAGCGTTGTACTCTGCTCTACCTTTAGCAGTCATCCCTGCACCTTGTTCTGTAGGTAGATAATTCCTATCCTTACCCTTTGTAGTCTTTTCTATTGCAGCTTCGATTTGGTCTCTACGACTAGGCATTTTCTTCTATATGCCTCGCATACGCATCTTCTAATGTCTTTTTACGCTTACCTGTTGCCTCTTTTCTTTGCACAGATAATGCGATCGCCAATGCCTGTTTCTTAGGCTTACCTGACTCTATTTCTTTCTTATAGTTCTCGCCTACTGCTTTAGAACTTGATGATTTTATAAGTGGCATCTTTTAATCCTGTGAAATTTCATTAATTTGCTGTTCTATCATATTTCTTCTAGGAGGAACAGTCATATATTTTTGCAAAGAATCAAGTACAGTCATTTGCTGAGGTGTGTAATTTAATTCTTTATTAATTTCATCAGGCCATTGCTTTACAACATAACCACGAATTGCAGAATCTGTAGCATTTTGTATTGCTCTTTGTGGTGATTGGCCTTCTTTTAATGAGGCATCATAATCTAATGCTCTTTTTTTAAGGACTTCAAGTTGATCAGGTGACCACATTTTTGCTAATCTATCTCTAGCTTGATTAGATGCTGGATCATCATGCAATATTTCACCAACTAAATCGTGATGACTAAATTCATTTGGTTTGTATATTTCTACACCAATTCTATTTCTAGGTAATTCTTTAGGTCTTGAAAACTTGCCATTCCCTAATGGTCTACCAGTTTCGCCCACAGGATATGTTTCAGCATAACCCTCTCCACCACCTTCATTAACCATTACATCAAACTTATGTTTTTTTAAAAAAGGATATTCTTCATGTGCTTTTGCTAAAAGTTCTGAAATATAATCTGCCATGATTAACCTTTAAACTTTAAGAGGTAAATTGTTGTGTCGATCTCTTGAGCAATGTTATCAATTAATTGCACAATCTCGGAGTCTTTAGGTAAATCGTCTCTTGCATCTTTAACAAACTTCTGTAATGACTGTAAGTATCCTAAAGGTTCACCTCTAGGTAAGTGATAAGTGTCAGGGAACTTAGTTATTTGTCCGTAGCATCCAAAATATGCCTCTGCTAACTCATCTGTTAATTCAACAATGTTTTCGTAGAATTTGCCAAGCGTTTTGTGTTGTGCATAAGACTTTGTAGTCCAATGCTGAAGATGGGTATTAGTCCCTGAATGTAGCAAAGTAACTAAGAAAAGTGCCATTTGTTCCATAAATACCCCCCTTTTTACTATTTTAACTCAATTTTTATCAATCCACAAATAT